CGATTCAGAAGTTGATGGGATTAATCCACGCTACACTGATGAAACTGTTAGATTCTCACAAAAGGCTCTATTGGATTTTGGATTCTACAAACCTACACTCAAACAAGAAAAGACTGTTGATGTTTCAGTTGAACATAAGTTGGATGATGCACTACAAGCTATTCATGATAATAGAGAAAGGATTAAATTGTTAAAGTAATGATTGATATTCAACCTGCTTCCAAAAAGATATTTAGTGGTGTAAGTACTCGAAGTGGTTTTGTTGCTGATAAAATAGCCAAAGACACTGACTTCAATAAGGTTATGAGTGATCCATTAGTTAAGATGATGTCTGAGTATTATATAGATCCTGTTAAATTTGCAATTGATGTCTTGGGATGTATGCCTGATCAACAACAAGCATTGGTTTTAAGAAATCTTTTAATCAATCCAAGACTTTCAGTTAGATCAGGTCGTGGTATTGGTAAATCCTATACTTCAGCTATGGGTATCCTCTGGTTTATACATACAAGGAATAATGCTCAAATATTCTTAACAGCACCATCTCAATCAATGCTAACAGCAGTATGGGCAACTGTCTCAAAACTACACTATCAATCAGTACCAATGTTCAGGGATCGGTTTGAACTATTAACGACTTCAATGAAACATAAGACATTCCCTACTCATTGGTTTTGTATGCAGCAGACTTCAAGAAAAGATAAACCTGAATCAATGGCTGGTAAGCATAATATCAATATGCTTTACATTTTAGAAGAGGCCTCAGGTATTGATGATGATATCTGCAACATTATGTATGATTCAATGACTGAAGAAGAAAACTATATGCTTTTAATCTCAAATCCGAGAAAACTGTCAGGATTCTTCTATGAGACGCATTGTGAGCATACAGCACTAGGTAAACAGTTCAAAGCATTAAAATTGGACTATAAACAATCTAAATGGGTTAAACCTACTTGGGAAGCTGAAAAGCGTGAACAATATGGTTATAAATCAAATATGTATAGAGTTGAGGTTGAAGGAGAGTTTCCTGAAGCTGACAACGAAGTAATTATACCTTGGGATCTGGTAGCGGAAGCAGTTGAACGCTCCGAACAAAAACCAAATCCCAAAAGTGATATGTTATGGGGAATTGATTTAGCAACATCAGGAGATAGATGTGTCTTAATACGTAGGCGTGGGAACTATGTCTATGATGATATTGATATATGGCAAGAGCGGGATATGATGAAAACTGTTGCTCATATCAAACGAACCTATGATATGACTCCAAAAGCTGAAAAACCTGATAAAATCTGTATAGATAACATTGCTCTTGGTGAAGGAGCGTTTTGGAGACTGAATGAATTAAACTTACCGGTGTTCCCTGCTGATGTTCGTGTTAATCCTGGAGATGGATACTACATGAATAATAAGTCAAAATTTTGGGATTTGTGTGCAAGATGGTTTGTAGACGATGAACCACGGATCCCTGACCATCCAGAGCTCAAGCAAGAACTTTCAACTGTTCGTGGTATGTTACACGCTGCCACTGGCAAAAGACTTGTTGAGTCTAAAGATGATTACAAGAAAAGAAACAAAAAAAGTCCTGACCTTGCCGATGCGCTTGTATTAACATTCGCATTAGAGAGAAGACTTAAACCTGGTATTGAATTATGGTAAATTTACAGGAGACAAATTAAATGAGTGATTACAACCACGAAGATGCTTTAGAGTTCATGCTCTCTAACAATATGGGGACAAGTGAACCAGCTAAAGATATTGCAGTTGTTGAAAAAGATTTTTCGAGTTCATGGCTTAAGATACAGGAAAAGAACCTGCTTCAATTGGGGGGTCGACTGACTAATCCAGCACAGAACTCATATTTGGTTTACAAATGCGTTTCGGTTATTTCAGAGAACATTGCTACCGTACCTTTACTGTTATTTGATAAAGGTACAATGAATCCTATCCCGTATACAAATCCAATGTATGATAGTTTTACTACACCCAATCCTTACGACAATTTCGATGATCTAATGTCCTCAATTTCAACATTTTATACCCTATACGGTGAAGCGTTTATTGTTAACTTTGCCGGTCCAGGTAAGACATTTGAAATGTGGAGTCTTGATCCTCGATTAATGAAAGAAGTCTTAAATGAAAAGACTGGTATGCTTGAAGGATGGGTATTCAATAAGAAGGTACCGTTTGAACTGGATGAAGTCGCTCAAATTAAACGGAGAAATCCTTATAACCAATGGAGAGGATTGTCACCACTATTGGCCTCATCTATTGAATTAGATATAGACTACAAATCTTCTAGATACCAAGATGGATTACTTACTAATGGAGCGGTTCCAGGTGGAATAATTACAGTACCAGAGAATGCTTTAATTTCAGATGAAGAGATGAAGAAGATTCGTAGGACTTGGCAGGGGAGACACCAAGGTCCTGACAAAGCTGCAAAGGTCGCTGTACTTAAATCAGGGTTGACATATACACCAATTGCTATGGATAATGATAAAATGCAGTTTGTCGATACAAGAAAATACACAAGAGAAGCCATCTTAATGACCTTTGGTGTCCCGTCTGTTGTTGCTGGAATAACGGAAGGTGTTAATAGAACATCTGCTGAAGCACAACTTAAATTGTTCTGGCGTGTGACTATCAAACCACAATTAGAAAGGATTAATAGCAAGTTAGTGTGGGATATAATTCCAAAATACTATCCAAATGTTGTTTCACACTTTGATTATCGAAAGATAGATGAACTTCAAAAGGACTTTACTCGAGATTCGGAAGTCGCAAAGAAATTCTTCTCAATGGGATTCTCAAGAAACGAAATGAATAAGAGATTTGATTTTGGATTTGAAGAAGATAAGGAAACAGGCGATATTCGTTATGTACCTCTTAATCTTGTTGATGCAGGTCTTGGTATCTATTCAAAAGAAGGACCTCTTGGTGAGGGTGGTAGTGAAGGCGGACCGGATATTAACCCTGCACTTCCTGTACCAAACCAGGCGAAAAGTATAAATGATAAAAAGATTAAAATAATGTTACCTAAAATGCGTAATTTCTTCAAAGATGAGAAGAAAAGAATGGTTAAAATGATCGCAAATTTCGATGAAAAAGACAAATTAATCGTCAAAAACGTTCAACAACTGTTAAACGACGATAAAGTCAAATTTATCAAGCGTTTCAGTCCATTTTTTATGGAAATAATGGCTACAATCGAAATGGAGAAGTCAAGTATTGATATTACTGATACTGATTACGAACTTGACGGTGATATTTTTGAAAGTCAATTCAATAAGGTTTTGGGCATTTTCGAACTGATTTTAACTAAAATTGGCAAGAAATTGGTTGAAAACCCAGAAAATAAAGATGAAAACATCAACTTTATCAAATCTGTGTATGCTGACTTGAGCAATACATTAGAAACTAATTTAATAAGATTCAACAAACAATTAGGAGAGAAAAATCATGGATAAAATTATCTATAAGGAATTTCCTTTCACAATTAAAGAGATCAATGAGGATGAAAGGAAAGTTGTTGGTATAATTACCAAAGAAGTAAAAGACGATGAAGGAGATGTGGTCGTAATAGAAGGTATCAGTCTTGAGAGGTTCGAAAAAGGCGGTATTCCCTTGCTGTGGTCTCACGAATCGCACGCTCCACCCATTGGTAAAACCACATTTCTTCAAAAACTTAATGAAGAAGTAATCGCAGAGTTTCAGTATGCGACCAAGGATGAAAATCCTTTTGCGGATACTATCTATAAACTTACAAAGGGTGGTTACATTAATTCATTCAGTATTTCAATTAAACCTAAACAGGAACCAGATTCAATTGAGTTTATGGATAATGGTAGGTTTAAGGTTAATAAATCAATATTACTTGAGGTTTCATCTGTCAATGTTCCCGCCAATGCTGATGCTACTGTTATCTCAAGACAGCTTACAAAAGCACTTGATGAAAAGGTTATTACCGAAGATGAAAAAGATGAATTAGATCTATTCATTAAGGAACTTGAAATCAAAGCGTTAGATAATGACAAATATGATAAAGCAGTAGACGATGCGTTTACAGCTTATGTCAAGGATCTGACAGACAACGACCGAACGATAAAAACAGAACATAATAATACAATATGTAAAGATTGTGGCTGCGATCTCACTTGTCCTGTTTGCAATCAACAACATAAGTCGAAGGATGATTTTGCTTGGGTCTTAACCGACTTGGAACAACCGTGTCCAACAAAGGAAGACGAAGCTAATGAAATCCTAAAATCATTAGATTAATCAATTAAACAAAAATTCATAAGGAGTATTATATCATGGAATTAACAGCACAGCAAAAACTTGAGGGTATGATCAAAGAAATGTTTCCTACCCTTGCCAAAGACATTATGGACGTAATTGAAGCACAGAAAGAAGAGATCGCTCTGCTTAAAGAGTCTGGGGTTGATCAAAAAGGTCAAATCGAGGCACTTCAGAAAGATGCTATGAAGAAAATCAATCTACCAGTTCCTGGCACCAATATCACCACACCTGCTATGTATAAAGGACGCAGAATTGATGGTATGGGAGCATCAATTGGTGTAGCACCTGAATATAAAGAAGCAATCGCAAAAATGTATGTGGATCTGTTTGAAAAACGCTTTCAACATGGTCGCGCAGCCATCGAAGTCGCAGCTGACTATATGACAAAAGACTTGTCGGAAGGAACTGCGGATGCGGTTGGTTATTTAGTATTCCCAGAGTATGTCAATCAAATCCTGGCTTTTGCCAGACTGAAATCTCTTGCTCTGCAAGATTGTCGTATTATGAACGTTGGGACAGATACTATCTATATCCCAACAGAAGTAACATCTGTTAGTGCATACTGGGTCAACGAAGCTACTACTCTTACACAGAGTGAGCCAACTGTTGGTCAGTTAACATTAACACCAAAGAAACTAGCTGCATTTTCAGTTATGTCAAATGAACTGTTAGCAGATAGCGCCTTTGATCTAGTATCGTGGTTAACCGAGCTGTTTGCAGAAGCAATCTCAACCGAGCTTGATAATCAGATTTTTAATGGAACTGCCTTCACGGGTCTTATTAGTAATATCACTTCAACAGTTAACGCTGCTGGAACTGTATCAATTGCTAATCTTTCAGATCTGATTGATAGTATTCCATCAAACAAAACTATGGATGCTAAGCTTTATATGCATCGTAATGGTTTTAAACTGATCAGAACGCTTCAAGATGGCGCTTCACAAGCTATCTATACACCAGCTACTGGTGAAAAACCAATGAAGGTATGGGAAGTTCCAGTTTCACTGAATGAAATGTTCCCAAGTGATACGACTACAGGTGTATCACCAATCATGGTTTATGGAAGTCTGAAAAATTACATCATCGCTGCAAGAAAAACTGGCGTAACTCTAGAGGCTGATCCTTATGGTCTGTTTACTAAAGATCAAACTCGTTTTAGAGTAGTTACAAGGTATCACGGAGCACCGTGGAACGTCAGCGGCTTCGCAAAGATGATTGCGTAAGGTTATTGGGGGACTTCGGTCCCCCTTACCATCATGATTAAAGATAAGACTGTAATCTACGCTTGTGATAATAGGCACATTCATGTAGACATAAAAGGTTTGACTAACATTAAGTGTGAAAAGTGTGGCGAACCCATGCAATTCATTACAAATGTGGTCATTCAAAAGGGAGCAGATAAATGATTGATCCTGTAAGTGATGCACTATGCACATATGAAGATATACAACTTCATTTGGAATTAACAAGTGATCAAAGTCACGATGATACTGTCAATGACTTAATCAACCAATATACTAAACGATTTTGTAATTGGTGCGGTGTTTCGTCTTTCAAATCAGCATCATATACAGAATACTATGATGGTAATGGTCAATCTATTCTATTCCTTAAAAATGTCCCTATTGCATCAATTGAAACTCTAGCGGATGATGATTCATACGTTTGGGGAAGCGATACTACAGTTGGACTTACTGATATTAGAATTATTCAAAGTGGTAAAGGAATTTACTTGATAGACGATATATTTACACCAGCAATTGAAAATGTTAAAGTTACTTATACAGCAGGGTATACTACTATACCTGAAGATTTAAAGTTCGCTGCTATTCGAGAGGTTGGACGCGCTTTCAAACATCGTAAAGATTGGGAAGTTGTAAGTCAAACACTGACTGAAATGCAAGCAACCTACATAGACCCTGTTTTGGGTGATGATACAGTAGAAGTATTATCATTTTATCGTAATACTTGGATAGGACAATAAAATGCCAGCAATAGCATTCAAAATGAGGAGTAGGATTCAGATAAATACATTTTTGAAAAATCTATTAGATGTTAAAATAGTTGATTCAAATTTTGAAAACTTTGTTATGCCAAAAGCAATGAAAGATTTATATCTAGCAACAACTGCTGATATGATTTTACGGAAAAGAGTGCTTACCCCCAGAGTAAGAACTGGATTCTTGTTAAGAAATATAGCATGGAATTCATCAAAACAATCAAATGGTATGTATATCGGAAATCTATTTGTTAAATCGGTAGTTGCATACTCAAGACTTCATGAACTTGGTGGAATTATCAAAAAGAAAGTCAAAGTAAAAAATCGATCGAAGTCGAAAAATATAGCTATGGCAGTTTATCCAAGAAGGGGTTATTTAATAGCACCGGCGCAAGAATATTCAACAAGACTTATAGGATTTTATATAAATCAAATGTTGAAAAATTTATCAACAGGACAAGTTTACTTTAGTTAAGGGGAATTATGGCAACTACACGCGGAACAATAATGAATACATTGGTTGAAGATTTTACAGAAAAGTTCACTGTCGCCAACGGTTATTCTGCTGTTGTCAAAGTCTTTAGGGGAGGTATATTTTCTGAGGAAATAGTACAATTCCCTACACTTACTATTGATTTTGTTGCTGATATTGGCGAAGAAGGTGATTTTCTTGGCGATGATTCAGCAATAAGAACTTTAACATTAGTGGTACAAGGTGGTGTTAGCACATCATCAAATAATTATGATAAATTTGATGAGATTATGAATAATTGCGAATTATTCTTAAGATCTGATAATTGTTCATATGATGTTACACTTGAGGAAGCAATCCAATTGGAAGGCAACCACGATGTGGCAAGATCGTATTTTAGTATTCAATTTAACATACGTTATAATAGAGCATATTAAGGAGATATTCAAATGGGTGATATTAAATTAGGAAGAAACTCAAGAATCAAACTGAACGGCATTACAGTAGCACGCATGAAGAGTTTCAATCTTTCAGAGAACAATGAAACTCTTGACGTTACTTCTTTTGGGGATACGCATTTAAAATATGAGAGGGGAATGCAGAGTTGGACAGCTTCTATCTCAGGACATTTAGATGTGGCAGATGCGAGTCAAGCAACATTAAGAACCGCAGCAAGAGCAGGAACAAAACTGTCAACGATTGAGTTCTTTGTAGATACAACTGGTTACTACTACTGTGATACTGTAGTAGATCCCGAAGCTACTACAATCATTTCTTCATACACAAGAAATGCAGAGCATAATGGAATCGTATCTTTCGATATGGAAGTGACCGGTTCAGGACCGCTTGGAGAATCTGGTATAGACTAATATAAGGGAGGTCAGGAAAAAATGACCATAGACCAAATCATAAAAGCTTTAGAGGCAATCAAAGATCATGATTCGTGGGATTTCTATGTATGGACAACATGGTTTGCAAAGAAACATTCCTGCGTAGATTGCGTCGAGACACATATTACTTTAAATAAAAGACCGAATTGTTTAAAGTGTATTCCATCCACAACCCTCATCAGAAAGAGATTCAACAATATAACTGAAGAACACTCTGATGCGGGTTGTACGGTCAAACATAAAATTAACCATAAGATTTCCAGAAAAAAGGAGATAGCAAAATGAAATTAGATAGTAAAAAATTAAAAGGTCAGTGGTTTGAATATAAGTTTAAAGAGGAAGCGATCAAAGTTTTTGTAAGACCATTTTCTGCATTTGTTTTAGACATTACACCTGGCGAGTCAGCAACTGATTTGAAGCAAGATACAGTTGTTAGAATCATTGATCATTGTGTATCTGATTGGGATAATGTATTTGATGAAAATGGAAAGAAACTTGAATGTACAAAAGAAAACAAATTAGCTGTCTGTGAATCATTACCAGATTTCTTAAGTTTTCTGATGGACAAATCACAACTTCTACGCGAAGAGATTATGATCAAGGAACCAGAATTAAAAAACTCATTGAAGTCACAAGATGGTGGGCAGCTCCAGAAAGAGAGCTCATCTCCTGTGACGACTGCAAAGAAACAATAGAAGTTTACAATCTAGATCATCCCAATAAGAAAAAGAAAGCACCTAATTGTAGAAAAGAATGTGGATATGTTTCAGTAATCCCTGAAAATATACCATTTTTTGATTTTGTTACAAGGTATTCAACTTTCTTTTTTGATGGAATGGGTGGAGTCAATTCCACAAACATTGATAAATGTTTTGAATGGGATGGACTAGATAGTGATAAACATGAGTTTGTTAAAAAATTGATCGTTTATTTAAGAATATATTTATCAGAAAAACGAAGCAAATTAAGTTCTGAAACAACCACTAAAGACACCGGAGATTAGTATCATGGCAGGAACAACTACGTCAGGTCGAGTTAAAGTTGTAATAACTGGAGACGCCAAAGGTTTATTAAATGTCATTACTGAAGTTAATGATAAACTTAATAAAATGGGCGCAGATGTAAGAGTTACAAAGTTAAGCGCCGGCTTTGCGAAATTGACTGCTAATGTCGGTAGGTTTGGTGGTGCTGTATCAAAAGCTGCAAACCTTTTGATTGGATTTAGATCCATTATGGGTATAATTGCTGTAGGTTCTTTAGGTAAGTCTATTTTAGACACTGCTATTCAATTTAATAAATGGGACGCATCATTATCAGCTGTTTTAGATTCAGCAAAAGAAGTTATTCGTGTTAAACAAATGCTTGGTGCCCAAGCAGAGTATTTAGGTCAGAGATATATCACCCTTATTGAACAATATACTAAATTCAGGGCAGCTTCTGAAGCGGCAGGAATGGCTCTTGAACATATTGATATGACATTCAGATCTGTATCAAAAGCTGCTGCTGTATTTCAATTAGATGGTCGAGATACATATGAAATCTTTAGGGCGTTGACCCAGATGATTTCAAAGGGAACAATTAGTGCTGAAGAACTTAGAGGGCAGTTTGGTGAGCGTTTACCTGCAGCTCTTTCTATTATGGCAGACGCACTTGGGGTTTCACTTCAACAATTGTTAAAGATGATGGAAAATGGTGAATTGCTTGCAGATGTAACCATTCCTAAGTTAGCAAAAGGATTAGAGGAAACCTTTGGTCAAAAGGTTAAACGAGTTTTAGATACCACTCAAGCAAATCTAAACAGATTCTTTAATGCTCTTGATATGTTTAAAAATAAAATAGCTGTGGGTGGTTCGTTAGAAGCATTTGATAGAATTCTTAAAAATCTATCTGATACATTGAGCGATCCACGATTTCAGACATCCGCTGCTGAAGTTGTAAAGGGTATTATGGATATGGCAGAAGCTATTTCTGAACTTGTTGATAAATTTGCGAAGATTCCGAGAGAACTATATGGTATAGTTCTTGGTATGCTTGGCGGCGCAATGGTTGGTGGTCCTTGGGGTGCTGTTATTGGTGGAGTAGTTGGTGGTGCGGGTATGGCGGCAACGAGACTTGCGTCTGCGCAGATTGATGAAGCTCAAAGGTTAGCAGCAAGACTGTTGGATGTGCAGGATAAAATAGACTCTGCAAGAGCACAACATAAACAATTTGGTAGTTATGGTGAGGCGTATGGGCAAAAAACTATTCAATTTGAAAAAACTGCTGGATATAAACAGCTAATCAGAGAAAGACAAGAGATTGAAATGCAGATGCATTTGATTCGAGAACGTCAAGCAAGTTTGGATGATTCGGCAGTGAAAGATATTAAGCAAGGAAAAATACGAATAAAAGAA